CCCCAAGCCTTCCCTATATATAAAAAAGGTAAGAATATCCTTAATTGACTGGTGCATTGTTTATCTTCGTGTTGGCTATTAAAAAAACCATCAATACCGAACCATATGTTTCCCCTAACTATAAAATAGATAGAAGGTATGATTATTTCTTTCTTCATATCACCCTCTTTATTTTCATATCATTAATTTGCATATCTCGATTGATCTCAAGTCTAGCAAGAGTAATTAGGTGTACCTCTTCACACTCAAGCACCACCTTCTCACCCTTTGCTAACTTATTTAGTATAGCCACTAGTGAAAAGCACGTCGGATGGTAGTCAATTGTATCGTCACCTTCATTTATTAGATAATGTCTATCCATTACACAACCTCCTCTGATTCAAGGTATTCAATCATATCTTGGTATCGGTTACGGATAACTCGGTCAGTAAAAACACTAACAGACCCCTCTTGTCTAACCTTCTTACAGACTCCTACAGATAAGGGGTGATCTTCCTTTAGCCTCTTTAACCATTTAATTACATCTTGTTTATTTTGTATTTCCATTAGACAATCTCCCCATTAAGCTTGATATAAGTGCATCCTGCATTAGGCATCCCAAAGTCGTCTAGAGGCTCAAATCCATCATAATCTCCATAAATCATGCCTTCGTAGTAGCAGTTGTCGTCGTCATCGTACATAGAGAATCTTGCTGACTTTTCATTGATAGTAGCATCTCCACTATCGACACCAACCTCGTCGCTTAGGCTCTCTAAATGTACCTTTGTAATTTTCCAATAGTATCTCATTAGACTATCTCCTTTGATTATTGATATTATATTGACGAGGACAACTGTTAGTATTTGTTTTAGTTTCTCGATGGTAGCTAGTACTAAACTCATACTCTTTACGTTCCTCGTCGGTCAATCCTGTTGTTCCACCTTCTTTGTCGATATAGCACATTCCCATTATTTAGTCCCCCTTGATGCACCCCATTTGTATGCCAACTCGTTCCATTTGTCGTTAGAAAGCAATACTTTGGACTCATTTGCCCGTTTAAGGTCTGCTTTTTTAATTTCTACCCTTGTCTTCCCATTAAGCACCATCTCGGCTACTATTTCAGCATTTGAATTAGATATGTATTTCATCTCTTATTTCTCCTTGTTATTTAGTGTAATTGAATTACTATTTCAAAATCTTTAAACGTGTCCAAATTCCCACAAGCATGACCGATACTGGTACATTCACCACATACCGACGGACAAACAAACACTTTATGGTCAAAATTGTCTCTTATATTCTCCCCCTTCTCGACCTTCATAGCAGTAAACTCTCCTCTCACAAAGTATAGACCTTTGAGGAATTTCTTAAGGTCATCATATTTCCCACCATTGGAGAGATTTAGAGCATAATTGGAAGGGAATTTGTAACCTTCATCATGCAATTTAAGGAAGAGATTTAGAGACTTGGAATATCCGTAGGTAATTAGTCTTGGATTGTCTCTAATTAACTCCATCCAATTGACGAGGTCTGTTTCAGTAAAGAAATCTCCATCCACATAGAGCCTAAAATCCACCTTCTCAAGGTCTCTAAATTGACTGGTGTTCAAGACCCTCTTCAGTTCCCTCTTTATGGTGTCAAATTCGCTCATTAAGAGAGTATTTTGCACCTGTCGAAGGAAACTAGCAGGATATCTCCATGCCTTGAATGAATAGCAGTAAGTTTTACAGGCTCCTGCTCCAATACAAGTCACTACAGGCAATGTACTAAAATTTAGAAATGGCAGTTTGCTGTTCCCTACCTTGAACATCTCAAATTGCAGTTCTTCGGTCTCTCCATCGAGCCAAGACAAGAACCTTCTTATGTGATACTCGTTAGAGTTTACTTTATACTCGGTGTGTCCCTCTATAAAGTTGTTCAATATTACTCTAATTCCGTCCCTGTCATTAACTCCTGCAAGTTTTGAAATTTGAGTTTTGATCTCGTTGGTAAATACTTTCTTCATGGTTTCGGTTTCCTTTTCTTATTCGGGTTTGTATTTCTTGTCGATGGCGAGGAGTCCGAGTCCTCATAAGTCCTATTCCACCCATCGATATAGGCAACGATAAACTTTGTTATCTTCGAGTCAGTCGGTATGCGTAGGAAACTCTGTCCTGTACGTCGGCAGATTACTTTAAACTTTGTCTCGTCGATGGAATTCACTCAAATCTTGTGAGGTTTACCCTTCTGTATGGTGAACTCGTCGACTACTGACTTGTCCTATCTCCATCCTTTAACTCGTCCTAAACTCTGACCTTTCTCCATCGGTGACCATCATTCAACCCTCCGTTACTATGTCACCTGTTTTCAGTATGGCATCTCTTTCTCTCGTTGGTTAGGAGTCAATTCTATTGAGGGTCTTGCCCTGCTGTATACTCCCAACGTCGATTACTCGAAATGTTGTCCCTGTTATGATTATTTAGGTTATGTAAAAAAGCAATGCATTAATCAACTGACATAATATACATTAGATATCTAATATCTTTAACATAAATAAAATAATAATTGAATATAGCGACGAGGTCAGAGCCTCAAGTCAGCCTCAAATATTGATAAATATTAGTAAATGATACATAGCAAAACACCCAAATCCGAAGTAATACTGACGGCATTAGGATTGGATGCACAAAGCATGATAGTAGTATAGCGACGAGGATCGCCTCAAATCATGGTGGACTTTGCCTCAATCATTACTCATATACTATATAGACTAATAGACTAAATGGTATCCGATACCCGTTACACCGATGAGTAATATAATGAGTGGTTGAGAATGGTATAATAAAAGAATATCTATGAGAGTTACCGAGGAGAAACGGATTGTATTTGTACAGGTTAGTAACCATTGTCCCCTTCTTTACGCTGACGTGTTACCGACGGACACCGACGGAAGCAAATGGTTACCGACGAGGTAATGGTTAGGAAAAAAACCAAAGTTAACGTAATCCGAAAACCGAAAAACCCTCGACGCCCCGCCCCCTTTAGGTTATTGGTCACGCATTATTTTCCACCATTTTTTTAGGTTTTGCACTTTTGTAAACAATCCTTAACTTATCCTAATTAATTAAGGGAGACATAGACATGCCAGCAAACAAACCATATCCAGGCGAGAATCCAGCCGCTGCACGAAAGAGAATAGCTGCTAATAAAGCTAAGAATCCTGGTTCTATTAAGACTAAGGCTGATATGATGGCCGAAAACATATCCAGTACCATTAAAAATATAGGTGGTGGATACTAGGGCCTTACTAGGGGCTACCTAGGGGCTAGCTGGGGCTCATTAGCCCCACAGGTAAAGGTAAAGGTAAAGGTAATAGGTATACGGGTATACCGCGAAGTTTAAAATAAAAAAGGGGGTATCACATTGATTGAAGCAATTGTACTATCAACCCTACTAAGTGTAGAGCCAGCGTTTAAAAATCAGACCTATGAAGCAGAAACCAGGCTTGAGAGAAAGCGCTCGCATAAACGCAGAAGAAAGATTAGAAAGCCAATAAAAGGACTTAGATGAGAACCTATAAGGTAAAAGGCCTGGAACATCATGTGTATGACCTGGAGTCTGAACTGCCAGACAATATTAGTCCTATAAAAAATTGGCGCGACGGGTTCCCAGGGGATTGGGTTCGCGCTGATGATAATGCTTATGTGCAGATCTTAGAAAGAAAGAAAATGGGCGCTGGTGAGGTCGTGAGGACATGTGTCGGAACCTATAACGTAAAGTATACCATGGATACCGCTGAAAGAGAAGATCGCTATAACATAAGTGGTAAGTCTAACGCAAATAGAATTAAAGAGCGCAAAAAGGCCAATCCAAGAGAGGTTCAGTTCGCACGCAAAGTACTTAAAGGAAAAGACGCAGTTGATGCTTATTTAGAGGTATATGACGCAAATAGTAAGAACTATGCTAAAACGCGTGCCGCGCTCTTAATGAAAACAGAAAGGATAGAAAAGCTTATGAATCCAGGAAAAGAAGAGATGGACAAGGTATTTAATGATTTAGGTATTGATTTGGAGCTTCTAATTCAAAGAGTCAAGACTGAGGCCTTAGATAGCAAGAACGGTAGCGACAGACTAAATGCTTTAAAAATGTTGTGCGATTTCTTTGGGGTTGGAGGTCAGAAAAAAGTCACTGAAGTTGCTGGAATATTTCAAGGCTTTGAGCCAGCCCAATTAGAAGAAGTAAAAAGACCGTCCTTGCCAGAGTACCAATCTACTGGCGATGAAACGATTTAATGGCCAATATAAACACTCAAAATGTTTCAGAAGCAGAAGAACTGCTTTTGGCAGCCAAGAATGATATAATCGCTTTTGGCAAGCTGTTTTTGCCAGATGATTTTTCAAGATCTGAGACCCCGTGGTTTCACTATCAAATAGTTGACGCAATAGACAGTATGGATGGGGATCTACATAAGTACCGCAATCTAGCTGTTATAATGCCTAGAGGACATGGAAAGACCGTTATAACAAAGGCAGATATTATGAGATCCTTTTGTTTTACTGAAGAACCACTATTTTACGGATGGGTATCTGCAACGCAGAAGCTGGCTGTTGGAAACATGGATTACGTAAAAACCCATCTAGAGTTTAACGACAAGATTAAGTATTACTTCGGTGATATGAAGGGGAGGAAATGGACAGAAACCGATATAGAGCTTTCAAATGGATCTAAACTTATTTCAAAATCCAACATTTCTGGTATTCGTGGTGGTGCTAAGCTCCACAAGCGTTATGATCTTGTTGTATTGGACGACTTTGAAGACGAAAACAATACGCTTACTCCAGAGTCTCGGTCGAAAAATGCAAATATGGTCACAGCTGTTGTTGCTCCTGCTTTGGAGCCTCACGACGGTCGTCTTCGCATTAATGGCACACCTGTTCATTATGATTCTTTCATTAATAACCTTATTACCAACTATGAAAAAGCTCAAAGCGAAAATAAAGACTTTTCTTGGAAAGTGATGTTATATAAGGCAATTGATCTAGATGGAAACTCATTGTGGCATAGCTGGTTTCCAAAAGAAAAATTAGAAGAAAAGAAAAAGTTTTATGTTGACTCTGGACAGCCCCATAAGTTTTATCAAGAATATATGATGGAGGTGCAGTCTGCTGAAGACTCTATTTTCAATATGAGGCATGTCAAGCACTGGGATGGGTTTTATAAGTTTGATGAAAATGAAATGATGCCGTATCTGTACTGTGACGGAGAAAAAGTGCCAGTCAATATTTTCGCAGGCGTGGATCCAGCCACAGACTCAGAAAGAAGAGATAGTGACTTTAGCGTTATTATGGTTGTCGCATGCGATATTAATGCTAATATATATGTGCTGGATTATATAAGAAAGAGGTCTTTGCCAGTACTCGGCATACCAGGAGAAAATAAAAAAGGTATAGTTGACTATATGTTTGAGCTCAATAACAAGTATACTCCAACACTGTTCACCGTTGAAGACACATCAATGTCAAAACCAATATTTCAAGCACTCAGGAGCGAGATGAGAAGAAAGAATGATTTTAGCTTACGGTTCAAGGAAGAAAAGCCTGGAACAAAGCAAAGCAAGCTTGATAGAATACAAGGAGTTTTAGCTCAAAGAATGTCAATTGGTGCGGTGAGAATACGAGACTCCCATTATGATCTCCAGCATGAGATACTTACTTTCGGCAAAAGAATGGCTCACGATGATACCATAGACGCGCTCGCCTACGCAGTCAAATATGCTCATCCACCAAGCGGCTCTGAAAGTCAGACTGGAGACTGGGTAAGAAGACAAGTTGATAGACCGAAAAGTTGGGTGCTAGCTTAATGGCTGATGATGTGATAAAATTAATACAAGAGTTGGGCTTTCCTATTGCTATAAGCTGTGCATTAGCATTTGTTTTATATAGGGTGGTAATGTGGCTCTTGCGTGATGTGGTGGAATCGACCCTAAAAAGATTTGACTCCAAACACAAAGTATTAGCAGAAAAAATGGATCATAATATTGACAAGACCGAAAGATGTGAAAAGTATTTAAATGAAATTAAATCAGATTTAAAGGTTTATACTGACATAACAATGAAAGGGAAATAATGGCAAAGCAGACAGCAAAAACAAAAGCCGATAGAGTAAGAGATCTTTATGTTAATCTAAATGGTGCAAGTCGCCAGCGATGGGAAAAGATTAATCAACAAGGACATGACTTTTATCTAGACAACCAACTTACCCAAGAGGAAAGCGAAACCCTTGAAAGACAAGGTATGCCGACGTTTACCATTAATCGTATTATCCCTATTGTTGAGATGTTAAACTTTTATGTGACTGCGAATCAGCCACGCTGGCAGGCTGTTGGGGCAGAGGGATCTGATGTGGATGTTGCCAATGTGCATGCCGATGTTGCTGACTACATCTGGTATGAAAGTGATGGGCAAAGTAAGTTTAGTCAAGTTATTAATGATGCGGCAACAAAAAGCGTTGGCTATTTTAAGATATCAGTAGATGCGCACTCTGATCGGGGTCTTGGGGAAGTCCGTGTTGATACGGTTGAGCCTTTTGATGTATTTATTGATCCAAAAAGTAGAGATATATTTTATCGTGATGCAGCCTATATAATGGTTCATAAAGTTATTCCCCAGTCACACCTTCAAAAGATATTCCCAGAATATGCTACTAAAATTAAAAATGCTGGTGAAACAGAAAGAGATAATTATAGCTATAGTCAAAAAGCGGAGGGCGGTGATTTTCAATATAAAGATGTGATTGATGAAACCTTTGATTATTTTGGAGAAGAAGACCGCAGGCTTGACTACTATGAGATGTATGAAAAAATTAAAATTCCATATATGAATGTGTTTTACCGAATTGAGCCAACCCCTGAAGAGATTAGTAAAATACGGGCTCAGGTCGATATTGAGATGGAAGCAATACAAAAAGAA